CGAACATCTCGAACGTGTTTACTTAATCCAGTAAGGCCGGACTCATCAATATCCTGAGTAAGGATAGTCGCAATTTCGAAACTTCGATATTGTGACCATTTATAAATAATGAGCCAACTACTTACAGCATCAGCTGAGTAACTGAGCATACGCGTCGCCATCCTAAGATGGGGATCTGTAAGTTTAGAGTAAACTTCCGGGAAAGCCATACGTTTGGCAATCTCCTCAGGAGACCTATCCATTAGTCCACGGTTCCAACTATGTCCGAGGAATTCAATCAATTCGTTTTCACGAGAGACTAAAGACTTAAGAACATTGATTTTCAATCCGATTTCAGACATTACATCTTGGATCTGATCGAGAGACACGAGTTTGTTCCAACCAAACACGCTGTCGTCACCTAGTACTAGTAGCTTCCGATCCTCCACTGGTTGTTCCGAGATCCTCAATGACATATATTGGATCGCGAAGTAATTGACAATACTGTCAATCATTTGCGTGAAGAAACTTCCACTTGGCACTCCACCATGTTTTTGGTAAACATAACCATCAGGCATGATGATTGGAGTATGGATGAAATAGCGAGTAATCACTGACCAATACTTCTCATTTTATTCATTCTCAGGAAAGAATGTTTTGAGAATTTGAAAAGCCTTGCCGATGAATTCAGCACGAATAGAAGTGTCGAATCCCGAAAAGTCAAGTGAATAACGTAACCCACTATTACTGATAGGTACTAACCTTGCTGCAACATGATGTTTGTGTAGGCCAAAGGCCATGCATGTGTAGCTACGTAGGTAGTGATCAATCAAAGGTCGGGCAAACCGACTCTCAGCAATCGTCATGGATGCAGGGTAACCCCAAACCAATCTGACTTTTGGACCTTCAATCCCGTGCTGAACTCTGTGATATGCCACACAAGGAGGTGGAGCAGTCACGCCTTCGACAATCCGTTGGTGCCTCCGATAATCAGATTCAAATGAATCAATCTTCTTACCAAAGTGAGGTGCACCAGCACTTTTGTCCTGTTTAAGAGCAGAACGAAATGCTTCTACGTCGTTAAGTGGTTCCAATGTCTCACCCTTAGCACCAAAAGCTTTAAAGGTAAGGTCCCAGGCTC